ACCTTGAGTATAACCAGCCGCTATACACTAATGATGTTGCCATTGTACATAATGGCGTAATTTCTCAAGAACTTCCCGAAAATTGGAAAAAACTATATGAAATTGATACACAAACTAAAAACGATAGCGAGCTGCTATTGCATACCGTGGATCGTTCCCCTCTTTCTCTTTGGAGAAATGCTAGCATTGCTGCTATTGAGCTACATGCTTGTGGGGAGATGAGATATTATCGCAACGGTAAACGTCCCCTATATAAAACTGAATTGAACAATGGCTATATCATAACCTCTACTGCAGATATTATGCGTAGAGCTTCTGGTGGAAAGTATAAAGCTGAAATTGTCCCATGTGGTAGTGATACTAAAGATTTGCAAATGGTGTAATTATGAAATATTCTCCTGACACGTTTACCTATGGCTATGAAATAGAATGGGGTGATATCCCTCGTAATTTTCAAATTCCTGAACATCTAGGAAAATGGGAATATGCAGAAACAGATATTGTAAATGAACATGAACCATATCGCGGTCTTGCTTGCGACCCACTTGGATTAGAACCACCTTTCGGCGGTGAGATTAATACAAAGCCAACAAAAACTTGGGTTGAACAAGTTGAAAGAATCATGGAGATTCATGACCTATTCGCAGCTAGTGGTAATACGCCAACCTCATCTTGTGTAAATCATGGACATCTCCATGTATTTGTTCCTGGTCTCAAAGATGATATTGGTGCGCTAAAGAGCCTCATTGCATACATTCAGCGCAATCAAGAGCAGACTATTAAGGTATGTTATCAGTATAAAGAACATTATGCCATGAAAGAAACGAAGACTGCTCGCACTTATCTGAAGTGGGACGGCGGACGCCCAATGCCAGATTACATGTGCAACAATATCATCAATCTGGCTACTGATTTTGATCACTTCATCAAACTTCACGCAGCAGGTAAGGATGGCGTTTCAATGGGTCGCCCATTCCGTCATGCTATTAATACATACTGCATGAAGCATACAGGAACTATCGAGTTCCGTTGTTTCAGGTCATCTACCAATAAGGCTGAAATCTCAGACTGCTTTAGATTCGCATCTCAGTTTATTGATGCTGCGCTGAACGATGGTCCTGATGTAGACGTTATTTTACAGCAAGGATACAATTTCCCACCTCTAGTGTATGACCATGACCTTTACACTGGTTGGGAAGCAACCAAGTATCCTAAAGAGCGCGGAAGTAAGCATCGGGAATTTCATGCAGTTGCGTAAAACAACTCGTGAAGAGTTTGTTGCACACATAACTGAAAATAAAGCAGACTCTTTCGCGAAAACATTTGCCGCCAAAGCAGATATGCAAAATATCTGGGGTAGTTGTATTGGTTGCTGGTCAGGTAATGACCTAATGGGAGCAATCATAACAACTATCTCTAAACGTGTTCCTAGTGTAGCCAATTTGCAATTATTGCACACTTTTGCTAAACATCGCAGGAAAGGCGTCGCTAGAGTTTTAACGCAAAGCTCGCTCGATAATGCATGCCAGGAAGGTGCAGTTTACTATAGAGTTTCAGCTGAACCTGAGGCAGTGTTATTTTACGAATCTATGGGATTTAAGTTTTTAGGAAAGCAAAAAAGCGGTTGCTCATTGAGCATGTTCAAGATTACTGGTAACAACTTTTCTGCTGGACTGTATAACACCTCTGACCCAAACATCTACGCAGCTGTGCATAGAAAGGGAAAGGGTGGCGTGGTAGATGATAGTGAAGTTTATACGTTAAATAATTTCTTTGAGTAAGGAAAATATATTATGAGTTATGTGTATGGATTCCGTAATGTTAAAAATGGAATGATGAATATTGGTTATTACGCTGGAGATTCCAAGCTAACATATATCACTTCCCTAAAAGATAAAAAGTTTTGGGAAGACTATTCAAAAGGTCTGATGGAGGAAAGCATTCTTTATTTCGGGTTTTACGAAGAAGACCTTGCCCAGACCATTGAGTGGTTCGCTCTCAAGTATGGTATTGCTACCAATCCTGATAAGTTCTACCTTAAGAAGAATAATGCACATTGCGTTAATGAATCTTTGCTCACTCCTGAAATTAAACAGATAGTTGTCGATTATATCGAAGGTCGCGGCAACGGCATCCAAGCTTCTGACCCATACACAGATGACAAATTTCTAGTTTCTGAAATCTCTAATAATTTGAAAAAAAGGAAATACCACATTCATGAATTGAATGTTGATGAAGTTTATGACTATATGAGAAATCAAGTTCGAGTTCAGCAATTTGATAGTGCTCATGTTAATGAGATTTGCATCAATATGCGAGAAAATCCCGCCAAGGCTCGAGAAGTTTTTGGTCCTATCATTGTTGTTGTAAAATCTGATGGAACTAACTGGGTACTCGATGGCAACAGTCGTCTAGAAGCTGCCAAGAGAACGAAGGGTTGGGGTACTGTTCCTGTTGTATTCTTGAACGAAAGTCAATTTGGTGCTGATGAAAAAACTAGAGAGAATAATTATGACCTCTTTGGACTTTTGGAAAATAAAAAAGCGTTTGAAGTCAAAAAGCCAAACTCTAAGGAAGACTTGAAAAGAAACATCAATAACTTTATTGTTGGTGAAGATCTTAATCTTGCTGACCAGCAGCATGTCCAGCGCGCCCGTCAGATAATCTACGATCGCTTTCTGGGTGTTTGTGAATCTAAACACCAGCTAAATGGAATTCTCAATTCTATTCTTTCTGATTTTGAAAAGAATCAAGCAGAGCTTAAGTATCAAGACAATATTCGCGTTTACAGCGAGGCTTTCCTAAGCAGACATCTATTCGAGAAGTACCAGCGTTATGATATCGCAACAGTATGTACTTCTCAAACCACTGCAAAACATGCAGAAGTTCTTGGTTGGATTTTGCGCCGTATGAAAAACATTAAGAAAGATAAAGGCGCAATTGTGTTGTATTACAAAGACAAGAAAGAACTCGTCAATGAAGAAGAAGAGAAGTGGATTGATGACCTCAAGAACACTATTGAATATTGCAAGCTACCAATTACAGTAGAGGTTTTAGATGCTTTCTATAAAAATGAAAAAAGCGAGCTTCCGATTGCAGCACAGGTTTAGTTGTTTTCCATGAAAACTGATCGTAGAGAACAATTTATTCGTTGGTATGTTTGGTCATTGCAGTATAAGGATTGCGACCCTGCTGTATGGCTCACCAACTATCTCAATAAGAGATATGAGCACAACGATGAAGAGAGAATTTGGATTTGCTGGTTGTATGGTAATACATACCAGCTTCCGACTACATGGGTTCTTAAAAACGAATTCCCAGACTTCGAACTTGCTACCGTAGATAGAATTGCGCAGTGGAATACCAAAAACTATAAATTACTCCGGTATCAAACAGATACCAAGTGGAACAAGGGACATCTTCCTGCGATGTTCGAATCATATCAGAAATTTATTGGGAATAGATCCCAACGTGAAGTTTTGGAAAGTTATTATGGAGACAACGAACACCAATCATTCGACAATTTATGGGGAGCTATTAAAAACGGTCTTCATAAGTTTGGTCGTTATTCCACTTGGTTTTATCTTCAACATTTACGCCATACTGCTAGCATCAGCATTTCTCCTACTTCTCTTATGTTGGACGATTATTCTGGGTCTCGATCACATCGTAACGGTTTACATCTTGCGCTTGGACAAGATGACAAATACGATTCAAAACTTACTCGAGGAGAGTATGAAGATCTTGAACGATGCGCACAGGATATCCTCATCGAAATGAAAATTAGGTTTCCATTATTGAGAGATGAAATTGATTTCTTTACAATGGAAACTTGCCTTTGTTCTTTCAAGAAAATCTTCCGCGAACATCATGGGAGATATTTGGGCTATTATTTGGATAGACAGTCTGAAGAAATTCAAAAAGCAGAAAAAGATGGCTGGCATGGTATTGACTGGAATGTTTTATGGCAATCTAGAAATGAAACCCTTGAACCTTCTTTAGCTGGCATCAAAAATATCAATAAAGAAATGTTTACTTCTTACTTGAATTCAGGTAGAATATCTAAATTAGAGTGGATGTTTAATGATGAAAAACCAGTAACAGCTGGCTTGGAGGCTTTTTATGCTTAAGGTGATTGCGTTGGGTGGTGAGCCAGCAACTGGTAAAACAACTCTTATTTTTAAACTTATGTCTATGGCTGATGATTGGAAAGTTTGCAAGCCTCAGAAACTACTTGATGCACTATACAGCGAAAAGTTGCGCACCTATATTCTAGGTAAATATGAAAAAGATGGTAATGTGTTCCAAGGGACTGACCGCCTAAGCATGGCTGTACAACCTGATGCAGTTAGGTTTATTGATGACTTGCGACAAAATGCTGAAAAGGTCAATGTAATTTTTGAAGGCGACCGTCTATTCAATGGTAAATTTTTAGAGCATATTGCAGATAATGTCCTAGAAGAGAACTTTAAAGTTCTAGTTTTGAGGGCATCCCATGATGAGAAAGAGAAGCGTCATGTGGATAGAAAAGACGATCAAGACGATAAATTTAAGAAT